TTTTCACATTGTGAAATCTGGAGGTCAAAGACACACGATTCACAAAAGTTCACAAGTTGAGTGTGAATCGGAAAATGGGAGTCGGTAATGACATAAGTTATTGATTTATATAGATATTTCTCTCTCTCTCTCTTCTCTCTCCCCTACAAGTTCACAAGTTCACCCATACCCATACCCTTTTGCTTCCCTACTTGCTGCCGCCCAGCCCAGGCGGGTGGGTGGGTATACCCCCGTGAAATCGTGTGAATCGTGAACCGGGGCCGGAAAAGCCTTGTGCGACAAGCACTTAGGCAGGGTTGGCCAGTTCACACGGTTTTGTGAACTGTGAATCGGGCACGGTCTGGTTGAATCACCCGGATTCATGCACCAACGTGGGGCGATCGTCGGTCGGGCTTGCTTCGGGGTGCCGTCGAGCGTGGCTTGACTTCGGCTGGGCCCGTTGAGGTAGACTCGCGGCACGCAACAAGCCCCGAGGAACATGCAGCAGATCGAGACACGCGAGCAGGCACGGGTGGTCCGGTGGTCGCATCTGGCCCAGGTTCGAGCCATCGCGCCTGCCCTGGCTTGGTTGCACCACTCGCCCAACGGTGGCCTTCGCTCCGGCTTCACGGGCGCACAAATGAAGGCCTTGGGCACCAAGGCGGGATTCCCGGACTTGATCCTGCCCGTCGCCTCGCCGCCCCTGGCGATCGAAATGAAGACGGACACGGGCCGCACCAGCCCAGAACAGGATGGCTGGATCGACGCACTCACCCAGGCCGGGTGGACGACTGCCGTGTGCCGCAGCGCCGCCCAGGCTCGGGAAGTGCTCTGCCACCATCTCGGCCTGGACCCGGACACAGCGCCCCCGCTGCCCTGACCATGGTTGGCATCCGCGCCCGCTCCAGGTCGGCCCAGGCTGGCCGCACCACCAACCGACAGCGGGTGTTGTCCGTTGTCACCGATGCCCAGGCCAGCATGACAGGCCACGAGATCGCCACCCGAGCCGGATTGACCTACCGACAGACCATCGACGCACTGAACGACTTGTTGAACCAGGGACGCATCGCCCGCACAGGACGCAAGTTCTCGGCCCGCTGGGCCGCTCTCGCACCCCTCGACGACCCATCGGCCGCGCTCCAGGTGGCCATCTTCAACATGTCCAGGCCACGGAGGCACCCATGAACGCACCCACGAATGCACCCAACGGCCCCTCGATCCTCGCCCAGGCTGCCCACATCGTCGATTCAGACCGTGAACGCACCTACGGAGACCCCGGACGCAACCTGCGAACGATCGCCAACCTCTGGGATTCGTGGCTCTTGGCCCGTGGATGGTCCGGTCCAGGCCTCAACACCGACGACGTAGCAATGATGATGGTCCTCCTCAAGGTCGCCAGACTCGCCCTCAACCCCCTGCACCACGACTCCCAGGTGGACGCAGCCGGCTACCTCCGGCTCCTGCAGCGCACACAGCAGGCCGCGGCGGCCGTGGCGCCTGGGCTCGACGGCCCCACCCCCGGGGGGCAGGGCCCCGCGACGGGGGGCGGGGGGTGATTTTTTTAGCCCATCCCACCGGCCGCGCAATTTTCCAACTTTTACCCTAAAAAATATGATCGAACTTTTAGGCGGTGGAATCCTGGGCTCACTTCTCGGTGGAGCATTTCGCCTTGCTCCCGAAGTCCTCAAATTCTTCGACAGAAAAAACGAGCGCCAGCATGAACTCAAGATGTTCGAGCAGCAGTGTGCTCTTGAGGCTCAGCGCGGCGCGCAGAGGTTCCAGGAGATCGGCGCCCAGCACGGCATGGCTGTCGATGTCGGAGTGCTTGACGCATTCAAGTCGGCAATCGACCAGCAGACCGAGATGGTCAAAGCGGCTGGTGGCTGGGTGGCCTCCCTGGCCGCATCGGTCAGGCCCATCGTCACGTACTGGATCCTCGGCCTCTGGTCGTTCATCCATGTCTGGTTCGCGTGGAATGCATGGCTGGCTGGCGATACGGCGAGCGAGGTGTTCAAGACCATGATGACCGCCGACTTCGCGGCCCTGGTGGCCGGCACGCTGAACTACTGGTTCCTTGACCGGACTCTGAAGCAGCGGGGCCTCGCGTGAACCTCGCCGTAGCGGTCGCTCTGTGCAAGCACTTCGAGGGCCTGCACCGGTTGGGTAAGGATGGGTTGATCTACCCGTACCTGTGCCCAGCCAACGTCTGGACGATTGGCTACGGCTCGACCTACTACGAAGACGGACGGCGCGTGTCGCCAGACGACCAGCCCATTACCCGGGAGCGCGCCGAGCAACTGCTGCTGTGGGAACTGACCAAGGTGTCGGCGCCTGCCGTTATCCGGCTGGTGCCTGAGTTGTTTGCCTGGAGCGTGCGCAACGGCGTGTGGCGAGCTTTCTGCGCCATCGTGGACTTCACCTTCAACCTGGGTTCCGGCCGGCTCCAGACCTCCACGCTGCGGCGCAAGCTGCGGGCCCTGGACTGGGAAGGATCCAAGGAGCAGTTGCGGCTGTGGGTGCGCGGCGGCGGCCGGGTGCTGCCCGGGCTGGTCAAGCGGCGGGACGCCGAGTGCGCGCTGTTCGACTGACTCTGAACGACCACATGATTCGATACGCACCAATCGCTCCCACGGCCAAGCAGGAAAAACTCGCTGCCAAGGCCGCGGCGCGCACCAACCACGGCAACATCACCGCCGAGCAGGAAGCCTACTGCCGCGGCAGGGCCATGGGCATGAGTCCTGCCGAGGCCGTCGCTGCGGCGGGGCTGAAGTACAAGGAAGAAACCTGCAGGAAGTGGGAGTACAACAACGATCACGTCAAGGCGCGCATCGCCGAACTGTCGGAGATCGCCACCAAGAACGCCATCATCAAGACGGGGCTCGACCGCGAATGGGTCATCACCAAGCTGATGACCGTTGTCGATCGCTGTATGCAGGAAGAGCAAGTCCTCGACAAGAAAGGCAAACCAACTGGCGAATACAAGTTCGACGCGGCAGGGGCCAACGCGGCATTGAAGATGCTCGGCGACACCATGGGCCTGTTCAAGCCAGCCGAAAAGAAGCCTGGGGATGAGTATGAAGAACTTTCCGACGACGACATTGCCCGAATCGCTGGCGAACTTGCCGCCCAAGTTGGTCTACTTGCGCCTTCTTCAGGAAATGAAGCGTCGGCAGGAGAAGAACAAGTTATCACGCTATCAGCCCTACCAGAAGCAGACGTTCTTTCACAACGCTGGAGCGCAGTACCGGGAGAGGCTGTTTCGAGCGGGAAACCAGTTGGGCAAGACCTGGAGCAGCGCCTACGAGGTGGCCTACCACCTGACGGGGAAGTACCCGGACTGGTGGAAGGGCAAGATGTGGTCTCGTGGGGTGACGGGCTGGGCGCTGGGCGAGTCGATGGAATCGACCCGGGACACGATGCAGCGCCTCATCATGGGCCGGCCTGGGGAGTGGGGGACCGGGACAATTCCGGCCGACCTGATCCTGGACGTGAAGAGGGCGCAGGGGATCGCGGACTCGCTTGACTGCGTCTTCGTCAAGCACATTTCCAAGGGCGTCAGCCGCCTGTACTTCAAGTCCTACGAGAAGGGTCGCTCCAAGCTGCAGGGCGAGACCCTGGACTTCGCGGCTCTGGACGAAGAACCGCCGCTGGACATCTACACCGAGGTGCTGACCCGCACCAACGCCACCCGCGGCATCGTCTGGATCACCTTCACCCCGCTGCTGGGCATGAGCGAGGTGGTCCGACGCTTCCTGCAGGAGTCCAGCCCCGATCGCATCGACATCAACATGACGATCGACGACGTGGGCCACTACACGGCCGAGGACAAGGCCCGCATCATCGCTGGCTACCCGGCGCACGAGCGCGAAGCGCGGGCCAAGGGTATCCCCATCCTGGGTTCGGGGCGGGTGTTTCCCATCGCCGAGGCCGAGATTACCGTCGAGCCTTTCATCATCCCAGACCACTGGCCGCGAATCGTGGGCATCGACTTTGGCATCGACCACCCGAGCGCGGGGGCATGGCTGGCCTGGGACCGCGACACCGACACCATCTACATCTACGACACCTACCGCGTCTCCAACGAGACGCCCGTGGAAATCGTGCCTCGCATCACTCAACGAGGTCCGTGGATACCGGTGTCGTGGCCGGCCGACGGCCTGCAGCGCAGCAAGGGCGACGGCATCCAGTTGGCCGAGCAGTACCGCAACAACGGCGCGAACATGCTGCACGAGTTCGCGCAGTTGCCCGAGACCGGCGACGAGGAAGGCAAGAAGATGAGCCGCACCAGCGTCGAGGCTGGCGTCATGGCCATGTTCGAGGACATGAAAAAGGGCAAGTTCAAGGTCTTCTCCAACCTCAATGACTGGTTTTCCGAGTTCCGCATCTACCACCGCAAGGACGGCCAGATCGTCAAGCTCCAGGACGACATTCTCAGCGCCACCCGCTACGCTTACGTGATGCGCAGATACGCCCAAATTGTCCCCGACCCAGGCAAACTCGTGCTCAACCCAAGACGTGACTACGACTGGCGAGCCGGTTGACACCCTACCGGAGCGCGAACTGAGGGCCAAATTGCCACTGGATGGCCAAAATGTGACGCAAGACCCCCTTTCTGGACCCATTTCATGCCCATTGGCGACATCCAGTTGACCGGCGCGGCCATTGAGGGCCCCGTACAAGTCGATGAGCGCCCCAGCGGCGACATTGTGATCGGCGAGCGTCCCACCGACGGCGCTCAGACCCCCGAAGACCTCGAAAATGGCGCCCTTCCGAGGGCCCAGGTCGAGCAATTCCTGATGGAAATTCGCCACCAGCCCAACTGGCGGCGCGAAGCGGACAAGGCGGCCGACTACTACGACGGCAACCAGCTATCTCCCGAGACCGTGGAGAAGCTGCAAGACCGCGGACAGCCTCCTCTGGTCACCAACCTCATCAAGCCCAGCATCGACACGGTCCTGGGCATGGAGGCCAAGACCAGAACCGACTGGAAGGTGCGCCCCGAGGACAACGACGAGTGCCCGGACGAGGTGTCCGAGGCCATGTCGATCAAACTCAAGCACGCCGAGAGCGAATCACGCGCCGACAGGGCTGTTTCTGACGCCTACGCCGCCCAGGTCAAGGCCGGCCTGGGGTGGGTGGAAGTCGCCCGCGAGTCCGACCCGTTCCGCTGCCCGTACCGGGTCAAGTACATCCACCGCCGCGAGATCTTCTGGGACTGGCGGGCCGAGCAGCCCGACCTGTCAGACGCCCGCTACCTCATCCGCAGGCGATGGCTTGACCTGGAGCACGCCATTGCGCTCATGCCCCAGTACGCCTCGCTGTTCAGGATGACCACCGGGGGCTGGGCCGGGTTCGATCCGCTGCTGGAGCAGGATTCCAGGCTCGTGCAGTCATGGGAGATCGAGCGCGACACCCGCATCGAGGCCGTAGACTGGCGCGACATCCAGCGTCTGCGCATCTGCCTGTACGAGATCTGGTATCGCAAGTGGGTGCGCGGCTACGTCATGCGCCTGCCGAACGGCACCATCATGGAAGCTGACTTCCGCAACCCGCGCCACAACGAGGCCATCGTCGCCGGAATTGCCCAGGTCAAGCAGGCCACGTTCCAGAAGGTCAGGCTGGCGTGGTACGTCGGCCCGCACTTCCTCTACGACGTGCCCAGCCCGTACAAGCACAACCACTTCCCCTACGTCCCGTTCTTCGGCCACCGCGAAGACCTGACCAACGTCCCCTACGGCATCATCCGCACCATGATCTCGCCGCAAGACGAGATCAACGCCCGCAAGTCCAAGATGCTGTGGCTGCTCAACAGCCGGCGCGCAGTGGTGGACGCGGATGCCGTGCTCGATCACAACAAGGCCGCGTCAGAGATCAGCCGCCCCGACTCCTACATCATCCTCAACGCTAACCGCAAGCCAAACTCAAAGTTCACGGTCGAGCCCGGTGGCGATCTGGCGCGGGATCAGTTCTCCGTCATGCAGGAGGCCAAGCAGGAGATCGCCGAGGCCAGCGGCATCCACAAGTCGATGATGGGGCAGCAGACCAACGCACGGTCGGGGCTGGCCATCAACTCGCTGGTCGAGCAGGGGATGAACACCATCGCCGAGATCAACGACAACTTCCGCTACTCCCGCCGACTGGTGGGCGAAATGCTGTTCGAGTTGGTGCGCCAGGAGATCGGTCAGGGCCCGACGCGGGTCACCATCGGCGAAGGAGCGCGCAAGCGCACCATCGTGCTCAACGGCCGCGGCATCGACCCTGAGACGGGTGAAGAGGTGTCCATCAACGACATCTCCCGCATCAAGACCAAGATCGTGCTGGACGACGTGCAGAACACGCCGACCTACAAGATGCAGATGCTGACGATGCTGACCGAGATCGCCAAGAGTCTGCCGCCCCAGCAGCAGGGTCTGGTCATGGACTTCGTGGTCGAAGCCACCGACCTGCCAAAGCGGTTCGAGATCGCCGATCGCCTGCGCGGCGCGCTGGGCATCTTGCCGCCCGAGCAGCAGGCGCAGGCCATGCAGCAGCAGCAAGCCGAGATGGCCAAGGCCGCTGCGATGCAGGAAAAGATGTTCGTCCTGGAAGCCGCCGAGAAGGCTGCCAACATCCGCAAGATCACCGCCGAGGCCGAGCGCGCCATGGGTCAGGCCGAGGCCGCCCGCAACCCGCCCGAGGTCGAGCCGGTTACCGTGAACGGCCCGACGGTCCAATAGTTGTCTCCCTCCTTGCAGTTGCAAGTTCGGCCCGCCTCGTGCGGGCCTTTTTTCGACCAAGGTCAAATTGCTCTGGCCGCTTGATACTGATTACGCCTGTGAAACCGTCACCCCCGCCATGGGTCATTGGCCGGTCAAAGCAGGATTTCCGCAACCAACGCGATACGTGGAGTGAAGTGAATGGCAGATCTCAGCTTGGATGTAAACACGACCGACCCCGAGGCCCTGGCCAAGGTGTTCGAGCAGATCGAAAGCGGGCAAGACCTGCAGACCTCTGACAACAAACCGGTCGAGAACCCCCAAGACGAGACGGCAGGAACCTCGAACAAAGAGCAGCAGGCCGAGCAGGGCCAGACAGACCAAAGCAACGAGGCCGAAGAAGCGGCCGGAATTGCCACCAAGGACGGGAAGCACGTCATTCCGTACTCGGTGCTCAAGAGCGAGCGAGAACGCGCCACCCGGGCCGAGCAGTTGGCCCAGGAGATGAAGGAGCGAGTCGAGGCGCTTGAGGCCATGGTCAAGTCTGGTAATCAAGGGGCGAAAGATGGTGAGAGCGCCCGCACCGACCAGCAAACGCCAGCAGCAGATCAGCTTTCCAAGGAGGATCTGGAATCACTCAAGGAAGACTTCCCGACTGTCTACAAGGCGGTAATGGCGTCGATGGCGAAAGCCCAGGCGCTCGAAGCCAAGTTGCAGCCCGTCGAGGAAACTGTGCGCAACGCCCAGGAAGATCAAGCGCGGACGGCAGCCGACACGGTGCAGGACGCGATTGACTCGGTCCCGAAGCTGGCGCACATCCAGGCCAACAATCCAGAAGCGTTCGAGCTTGCCAAGGAGTTCGACGCCAATCTGCGTGCCCTAAGCGCCTGGGCAGGTCGCAGCCTTGCAGAGCGATTTCAGAAGGTCTCCGAGATGGTGGAAGCCGCGATCGGTCCAATCGAGATTCCGGGAGCCAAGCCGACTTCACAACCGAGTGCCGAAGATCTACGGAAGGCGGCGATCGCCAGGGCCAGCAGCGCATCCAAGCGCGATGTCCCGACGTCGTTGTCCGAGTTCCCGGCCGGTCAGGCGCCAGCCACGGATGAACGGGCGGCAGTGGAGCAACTCAGCGCGCTCCAGCTTGCCGAGAAGTTCTCCAAGATGTCGTCTGATGACATGGATGCGTATTTCCGCGCTTTGTAACCACTTTCATAGGAGCCAATCATGGCAACCAATATCCCCGTCGGGTCTGCGCTTGCGCGCAAGATCTATTCGGTGGGCCTGTTCACTCGCGTGCAGCACGCCCCCGGCTTCATGAACCTGCTCTCCGGCGAGATGCCCAAGGAAGGCTCGTTCGCTGCCAAAACCAAGGGTCAGACCTCTCCGGACTACCCCATCGTCAAGGCTGGTGATCTGGCCAAGGGCGCTGGCGACACGGTCTCCATTGACCTGTTCAACATCCTGCAGGGCAAGCCTGTCATGGGTGACACCCGCATCGCCGGCCGCATGATGCAGTTGACCTTCTCGTCCATGGACGTGAAGATCGACCAAGTCCGCGGTGGCGCCGATTCCGGTGGCCGCATGACCCAGAAGCGCACGGTTCACAACCTGCGCAACATCTCCATGGCCGGCCTGCAGGCCTGGATGCAGCGTCTCGAAGACCAGACCGCCCTCGTGCATCTGGCCGGCGCCCGCGGCAGCCAGAACACCAGCGACTGGGTGGTGCCCCTGGCCAATGACAATGACTTCTCTACCATCATGGTCAACGCCGTGCGGGCTCCGACCAGGAACCGCCACTACTTCGCCAACGACGCGACCTCTCCGGCAACGATCGGCACCAACGATGCCCTGACCTTGCAGGACATCGACCGCATCGTCGCGCAGTTGCGCGAGTCCCCGGTGGTGATGCAGTCGGTTCGCATCAAGGGCGACGACCGTGCCTGGAACGATCCCCTGTGGGTCATGTTCGTCACCGAGCGCCAGTGGCTGTACCTGCAGTCCCGGACCTCGCAGACGACGTGGCGCCAGGCCGTCCAGTACGCCTTCGAGCGCAAGGCCTCTGGCGTCAAGCACCCGCTGTTCGACGCCTACGAGACGATCATGTGGAACGGCGTGCTCATCAAGCGCATGAACCGCTACGCGATCCGCTTCGATGCCGGCACCGCGGTGACCATCGACACGGGCGGCGGCGACGGCGTCACCTACACCGAGGGCACCTCGACCAACACCGAGCCGGTGGATCGCGCCATCATCGTCGGCGCCCAGGCGCTGGCCAAGGCCTACGGCAAGTCGGCGAGCGACTACTTCTACGACTGGAGCGAAGAAGAAGTCGATCACGGCAACTCGATCGAGACGGTCTGCGCGGCCATGTGCGGCACGAGCAAGATCCGCTTCAAGATCGACGGTGCCGACACCGACTTCGGTGTGGCGGTCCTCGACAGCTACGCGCCCGATCCCGCCTCGGCGGCCGGCCGCACGCTGCTCGGCTCCTGATGAAGGGGGGCTTCGGCCCCCTTCCTGAACCCTCTTTCGGAGAACCCACATGGCAACCCTCAATGCCTCCACCTTGCAAGACACCCAGTACAGCGGCGATGCGCCGCTGGCAGCGGTCCACGGCGAATTTACCTTCGCCGCCACCCCGGCAAACGATGTGATTCGCTTGGCTCGGCTCTACGCCGGCACCAAGATCGTTGACATCAAGCTCATCAACGCCGCCCTTGGCGCCAGCACCCAGGTCTCGCTGGGATTCCAGTACGTCAACGGCGAAGCAGGCGGTGGCGCCGCGGCGCTGCTGGCAGCGACTGCGACCTCCTCGGCGGCCACCACCCGCTCGCCCGTGGCCCCTGTCACGCTGCTGTTTGACGCCTTCCTTACGGCGACCCTGACTGGCGGCACAGCCACCGGCAAGATCGACGTGCTGGGGCTCTACAAGTTCGAGGGCAAGTGATCGCCCAAGGCTTGATGACTGAGTGACGCGGGGCGGCCGTTGGCTGCCCCGTTTTTCTTGGAAGGACTCTGATGAACCTCGTATCAATCACCTACGTCGGCAACAAGGAAGTGGCCTTCGACAACGTGGCCCACAGCGGCAAGTCGTGGCAAGGCAACGGCGACGTGCAGTTCGTCACCCCGATGCAAGCCAAGATGCTGCTCAGGCACCCCAAGGCGTGGCAGTTGTCCGAGTCGAAAGACGCCGCCATCGTGAGCCAGCCCATCGAGGTCGAGGTGAAGGATGAAGACGGCCAGGACGTGGCCGTGGACACCGAGTCGCTGAGCCGCCCTCTGGAAAAGATGACCAAGCCCGAACTGGTGGCCTTTGCCTACAGCCGCTGGGGCAAGCACCTGGACCCGCGCAAGCCCACCAAGCTGCTGATCGACCAGATCGAGGAATGGCAGAACTCCGAGCCGGAGCTTCGCCACCGGGCCAAATAGCCGGCCGCGCTCCAAAATCCCGCAACCGTCCTTTCGGTGGATGACCCGTGTCAACCGTCAAGTATTCAGACCTGCTGCCGGATGTGTTGCCCAACCTCGCGGCCGACCCATCTGACCCGGTGACCGAGCGCGCCATCAGGCGTGCTGTCATCGAGTTCTGCGCTGGTTCGTGGGTATGGCAGCACTTCATGGACCCCATCGACTTGGTGGCCGGTGAGTCGTTCTACGACCTGGAGCCACCGACGGGCGGCGACATCTCGGCCATCATGGACGTGAAGTGCAACGGCAGCCCGCTGGTGAACAAGTCGCTGGAGTGGCTGAACAAGGAGCACCCGTCCTGGCGCCTGGACCGCGAGACGCCCAAGTGGTTCACCCAGATGACCCCTGACCAGATCATCCTGGCCAAGGTGCCCGACATCAGCGTGACGGGCGGCCTGTTGGTGACCATGGCCACGGAGCCTGCCAGAACGTCCACGAACTTTCCCAGGTGGATCTGCAACCAGTTCATCTACAACCTCGTGGACGGGGCCCTGGCCACGCTCATGCTGATGCCCGACAAGCCCTGGACCGACCTAAAGGACGGCCAGACGCGACTGGAGAGCTTCAACGCGGCCATCAACAACGCTCGCGCCAACGGCATCGCGGCCCTCTCACGCGCACCGCTGCGGACAAGCTCCCAGCACTGACTAGGAACCCACCATGGCAACCGTCACCGCCGCCTCTGTCATCGACAAGGCCCAGGTCATCCTGCAGGACACGACCGGGATCCGCTGGCCTGACGACGAATTGCTCGGCTGGCTCAACGACGGCCAGCGCGAAATCGTCCTCTACAAGCCCAACGCCTTCGTTCGCAACACCTCGGTCCAAATGACCACCGGTACCAAGCAAGGGCTGCCGGCCGACGGGGTGCAGTTGCTCGACGTGGTGCGCAACATGGGCACCAACGGCTCGACGCCTGGGCGCGCTGTGCGTATCACCATCCGCGAGATCCTGGACTCGCAGATCCCGAACTGGCACACAGAAACGCCGGCCAACGAGGTCAAGCACTACATGTACTCGATGCTTGACCCCAAGAACTTTTACGTCTACCCGCCCAACACGGGGCAGGGGCATGTGGAACTGATCTACGGCGCCGCGCCGACCGAGGCCACGCTGCAGAGCACGATCACGCTGGACGACATCTATCAGACCATCCTGATGGACTACATCCTGTACCGCGCCTACAGCAAGGACACCGAGTTCGCGGCTGACGTCAATCGGGCGTCGTCGCACCAGCAAGCCTACCTGACCGCGTTGACCGGGAAGGCCAAGGTGGAGATCGGGGCCAACCCGAACTCAACGGCTCCGGCCAACCCCAACGTCACGCCCAATCCTCGATAACTCCTCGACACCTGAAAGGGGACTCCCATGCCCGGTTTTTCGCAGCAAATCGCCCAGGAAATCTTCAACGCCACGCTTGCAGCCTCTCGCACCAGCCTCTCGGCCAAGCCCGGGGTCTGGATGAGCCTGCACACGGCAGCGCCATCGGACGCCAGCGCCGGCAACGAAGCCACCTTCACCGGCTACGGCCGGGTCAACATCGCTTCCGTGATGTCGTCTTCGGTGGTCGGCGCGGCGCCCGAGCAGTCTGTGCGCGCAACCAACACCGCGGACATCAACTTCCCGGCCTCCACCGGCGCGAACCAGACCGTCACGCACTGGGCCATCTGGTCGGACCAGACGCTCAGCGGCGGCCTGTACCTGATGTACTCGGGAGAACTGTCGGCCAGCCGCGTCGTCCAGTCTGGTGACGTGGTGGTGATTCCGTCCGGGCAACTGCAGATCGACCTGACCTGACGGGGGCTGCATGGCTGGGTTGTCCAAGCACCTTGCCCTGGCCCTGTTCAACATGTCGTTGAACCCGGTGCGGGCGTCATACGCCCCACCGGAGGGGCTGTGGCTGGCGCTGCACACGCAGCCGCCCAGCGATGCCTCCTATGGCTACGAGGCGACCTTTGGCGCCTACGCCCGCCAGCCGATCAACAGCCTGACCTCCGAGGTCGGTACCGAGACGTTGACCGGCGACGTGCCGATTCTCATCACCAACGGCTCGGCCGTGGTGTTCCCGGCCTCCACCGGGCCAACACCGCAGACCGTCACGCACTGGGCCATCTGGGACAGCCAGACCCCCGGCGACGGCAACATCCTGTACTCGGGCTCCATGGCATCGTCACGCCTGATCGTGACAGGTGACAGTGTGGTGATCCCCGAAGGAAACCTGCAGCTTACGATCGTATGAGCCATACGACCGACAGCGGAGCGATCAACTCCGGCGCAATCAACCACACCTCCTTCCCAGGGTCGGAGGATGGTCTGTCGCTCGCGCAGATGGTCGGCTCGGTGTCGGTCACGGGCACGGTCACAGGGATCTTTGTACGGCTGACAGCGTTCGCCACCGCTGCACCAAGGGCCGCAACCGCAAAGCCGGTGGTGCGCATGAAGCGCACCTTCACCGCAGCTACCAGCGGATCGGCCACAGCAACCGCTAGGCAGATTGGCAAGAGCCGTCCCGGCGCCACCACTTTGGGGCGAGCAATCAGCGCGTCTGGCGTCGGCCGCCGAGTCCGATTGGCCATGACGCGGGCGGCATCTGCTGTTGTCACGACAAGGCCCGCATTGCGGCTGCGCATCCTGCGCTCTGCCGCCACCAAGCCGGTTGCTTTGGCGACGGTGTCTTCCAAAAAAAAGGCCTTCCTCGACCCAGTTGATCTGGCGGCACGAGCAACGGTCTCAGTCAACGCACTGCGCAAAGTTCGATCGCCTGCAACAACAGTCGGCGATGTCAACTTCTCGGTGCCGATCACGCTCAAGAGACGGCTGACCATCACCCCGGTGGTTGCTCGCGCCTTGGCCGCCGCAACGCAGACAACGCGCAAGATGCGCCTTGCGGCCGTGCGCCTTGCTCAAGCGGCAAGCACGGCTGTGGTGCGAATCAAGGTCTTGCGCCGCGCAGTCGTTGCACCCCAGGCTGCGTGTTTTCCACTTGCGTCTGGAGCCAGGGTGTTCCGACAGGCCCCCATCCAGGCCCAGGCCGTCAGCGTGTCTGCTGTCGCGCTCAGAATCTCCGTCAGTGCAGCCACAACGGCGTCGTTCGCCAACTACGCCGTGGCCATTGACCTCAACATCAACCAGCGAGCAGCCGAGGAGCGCCGCATGACCGTGCCGCTTGATGAGCGCCGCATGGAGGTCACAGCATGATTCTTGGCACCTTCATCAAGCAGCCGGCCGAGTACCTGGACTACGACATCGACTTCTCGGAGTTCCTGGCCGACGGCGACACGCTGCAGTCCACGGGCAGCCCCGCGGTGCCCAGCCCGCTGAACGTGGTCGTTGCCCCGACTGGCATTACGATCGGCCCGACATACGTCATCAGCAACGGCCTTGGCATCAAGCAATGGCTTTCTGGTGGCGTCAACGGCGTGCGCTACAAGATCACCCTGACGGCCACCACCAACGGCGGGCGCATCAAGCAAGTCGAGTTTGTTGTGCGCGTGAAGGACGAATGACATGACCCTGCTTTTCAGGAACAACGCGAGCACGACCCTGTCCGGGTCGATCAACAACTCGCAAACTTCGATCACCGTCATCAGCGGATCCAGCTTCCCAAGTTCGTTGGGGTCGGATTACTTCTACGCCACGATGTACGAAGTTTCCGGCAACCCGTCTGTTGAGATCAACATCGAGATCATCAAGGTGACGGCCGTTTCCGGCAACATCTGGACTGTCGTGCGCGCCCAAGACGGCACCTCGGCGCGCTCGCGTGACGGCGTCAGCACCTGCTACATCGAGTTGCGCATGACAGCGGCCTCGGCCGCCCTGATGCTGCAGTCGGAAAACAACCTGTCTGACCTGCAGAACGTCTCCACGGCTCGCACTAACCTTGGCCTGGGCTCAATGGCGACTCAGAACGCAAGTGCGGTGGCCATCACTGGTGGCACCATCAGCGGTATCACCATCACCAACATCGACTCGACGACCACGTTCCAGGACAACGCGGCTCCGACCAAGCAGTTCAGGTTCGAGGCCGCCAGCATCACAGCGGGCAATACCCGCGTTCTGACGGTCCCGGATGCCGACGGCACGATCGCTACCACGGCCGCGGTGGCCGCTGGTTACCAGCCTCTCGACGCCGATCTGACCGCTGTTGCGGGGCTGTCTACCAACGGCCTGCTGGCCAGGACAGGGGCAGGCACTGCAGCCGTTCGCACACTGACCGCGCCTGCTGCCGGCATCACCGTTACCAACGGCGACGGTGTCGCGGGCAACCCGACGCTGGCCTTGGCCAACGATCTGGCTGCGGTCGAGTCCATCAACACCCTTGGCTTCGTCAGGCGCACCGCGGCCGACTCCTGGAGCGCGTCAGCCATCACCGATGGCGACCTGCCATCGGTCTTGACTGGCAAGACCTACAACGGCTTGACGCCCACGGCCAACGCGACGGGCTTCAGCTTGGCCGGGGGCACGACCAGCAAGACGCTGACGGTCAACAACTCGATCACCCTGGCCGGCACCGATGGCACGACCATCACCTTGCCGTCGACCAGCGGAACGCTGCCGCTGAACAACCAGACGTTCTTCATCGGCACCACGTCGGTGGCCATCAACCGGGCGTCGGCCAGCCTGTCCCTAACGGGCGTGAACATCGACGGCTCGGCCGGCTCTTCCACAACCGCAACGACCGCAACCAACCTCGCAGGCGGCGCGGCCAACCGCATCGCTTTCCAGACCGCAGCAGCTACGACAGGCTTCCTCAGTGCGCCCACCACCGCTGACACCTATCTGAGGTGGGACGGCACGGCCTTTGTGTGGAGCGCGGTGTCATCGTCTGGAGGCTCGGTCACAAGCGTCGGCATCAGTTCCTCGGACCTGACCGTCACCAACAGCCCTGTGACGGGCGCTGGGACGATTTCTTTGTCCCTGAACACCGTGGGCATCGCCAAGGGCGGCACGGGCGCCACGACCAAAGCAGCCGCGTTCAACGCGCTTACCCCGAACACGACGCTGGGGGACTTCAGCTACTTCGACGGCTCGAACGAGGTGCGTCTGGCTGGTAACACCACCACGACCCGGCAGTTCCTGCGCCAAACCGGCACAGGCACCGTGTCCGCGGCGCCGTCATGGGGCGCTCTGCTCGATGCCGACATCCCGGCCACGCTGACCGGGAAGACCTACAACGGGTTGACGCTCACGTCTGCCGTGACAGGCTTCACGGTGGCGGGCGGCACGACCTCGAAGACCCTCACGGTCAGCAACACGCTGACGCTGGCAGGAACGGACTCCAGCACCCTGAACATCGGGGCAGGCGGCACCCTTGGCAGCGCGGCCTTTACGGCTTCGACAGCCTACGCTCCAGCGGCTGGCTCCAGCAGCATCACCACGGTCGGCACGGTCGGCGCTGGAACGTGGCAGGGCAGCGCCATCGGCATCAGCTACGGCGGCACCGGGGCGACGTCCAAGACGGCGGGTTACAACGCGCTGACGCCAATTACCACGCTGGGAGATATCGTCTACGGCGATGGGGCCAACAGCGCCACTCGTCTGGCCGGAAACACGACCACCAGCAAGCGGTTCCTAACCCAGACCGGCACGGGCGCCGTCTCAGCCGCGCCAGGGTGGAACGCCATCGTTGACGGCGACATCCCCTCGGCACTGACAGGCAAGACCTACAACGGGCTCAGCCTGACCACCAACGCGACCGGCTTCCAGGTCTCGGGCGGCACGACTGCCAAGACCCTGGTGGTTAGCAACAACCTGACGCTGGCCGGCACCGATGGATCGACGCTGAACATCGGGGGTGGCGGGACGCTGGGAAGTGCGGCATTCCTGACGTCTTTTACCGCCAACGGGGTTGTCTACGCATCTTCAACGTCTGCCTTGGCCACGGGCAGCGGCCTGACTTTTAATGGCTCAACATTAACTGTCAACAGTATAAGTGTTGGCAGGGGCGGTGGAGGTGTTTCAAGTAATACTGCCGTTGGCAATGCTGCTTTGTCATCCAACACTACTGGCTCCAGCAACACCGCAGTTGGCCAAAGTGCGCTGACTGTAAACACAACCGCGAGCAACAACACCGCTGTTGGAGCGTATTCCCTTTACACGAATACCACTGGGCTTGCAAATACTGCCGTTGGGTATTACGCCCTTGGCGAAAATACTACGGGTCAGCTTAATGTTGCGGTTGGGGGAATCGCCCTAAATTCCAACACCACTGGCGGCAACAACACTGCCGCCGGTTATGGTGCGATGGAGTTGAGCACAACAGGCTCAAGCAACGCGGCTTTTGGCTATGAGGCTCTAAGGTCAAACACAAACGGCTCCAGCAACACAGCAATCGGCACCAACGCACTTCGCGCAGCCACAGCAAGTTTTAATACAGCAGTTGGCAACAACGCGCTAACTGCAAACACGACTGGAACCTCAAACATTGCCGTTGGAAGTTCTGCGCTCTTAAATAACACAACAGGCGCCAACAACACAGTTGTTGGTAGTTCTGGCGGTGGTATTACCACAGGCTCTGGCAACACCATTGTTGGGCCAAACGTCAACGGCCTTGCCGCTGCGCTCACGAACAACATCATCCTGGCAAGCGGGTCTGGAATTCAGGCCCAGCACGACGGATCGGTGTGGAAGATGAAGAACGCAATCGTCTTCGACTCTCAGTTCACTCACGCGACCACCAGCGGCTCAACAACGATTGCCTTCTCCAGCGGCCAAAACGGCAAGCTGACTCTGACCGGCAACGCAACCCTGGCGTTCACGTTCCCGGGAGTCGGCCACTACCAGTTGTTCCTGGTGTCTGGAGCCAACACCGTGACGTGGCCGACCATCGGGGCCTCCTGGCAGTGGCTTAATGCCACCACGGCTCCAACCCTCAACACCGGCACCTATGGCGGGCTGGTGAACATCTACTACGACGGCACCATCGCCATTGCGTCGTACAGCAAAGTGGGGGCTGTCTAAGCAGTTGCAGTGAATGACAGTAACGTATGTCGGCGAAACCAATGCCTCTGACCTTGACTCTGGACAAAGCACCTCTGCGCTGTCGATCGCGGCGCCAGCGGGATCATCGACGGATGACCTGTTGATCGCGTTTGTCCACAGCAACAACACCAAGGGGCTCACTCTACCGTCTGGGTGGACGCAGCTTGTAAGGCTCAATGGGTACTCTTTCTTTGATTTGCTTGTCGCTTACCGAGTCATGCAGTCTGGAGATACTTCGTGGACATGGACGCAGACCACTGCGGACTTGATTGCCGGCAAAATGGCCTCCGTGCGCGGCGGGCAACTGAACCACGGATCTTTGTCAGCCTCGGCGGCTCAGGATGCGGCAACTACATCCATATCTGTCGGGTCTCCGATCACCGTTCCAACCGATGGCATGACACTTGTCGGATGCGCGCTCGACGCGACCACGGGCGGCGGATACGCCTGGTCGGCAGTCACCTCCGGCTTCACCGCTCACGCGGCCATCAACCGATCGTACCGAATCATGCAGGCCTTTCGCAAGGCCGGCAACGGCACGGCAGAGACCCAGCAGATGCAGATCAGCGCGACGGCAAGTGGGAGGCCGATGGGCATTGTGTCGGTTGGCATTCTGCCCAAACGCAATCCGGCGCTGTTTGCGGGTCGCAACTTCTAGCCCACCAACCACGGCGACAAGGACGCCACCAGCAACACAGGAGCACATGATGGACGAGCAGCAGATCGAGGCCCTTCTGGAGCGGGCCGCCAAGAAGGGCGCCAGAGAGGCCCTGGAATCCATTGGCCTACACGACGATGGCGCCGTCCATGACGTCCAGGAGCTTCGCAGCCTGCTGGACGCCTGGAGAGGCGCCAAGAAAACGGTCTGGAAGACCATCATGCAAGCCCTGACAATGGCCTTCCTTGGAGCCCTTGCGGCCGGCACGTTCATGCAACTGAAGAAGTGACGCGCACGTCGCGTTGAGGCCCACTCATGGCGAGCTACAAACTGCAGTCGTTCTCCGGGATCTTCCCCAGGTTCCCAGACTCTCTCTTGCCCGAGCGGGCAGCCTCACAGGCAGAGAACTGCGACTTCGCCTACGGCGAGCTTCGCAACACGAAGGGCGGCTTCCTGTTGCAGACGCTGCAGAACGACGCGGCTTCGATCTATACCGACAACGGCCTGTCGTTCTACACCTGGACGACTGACGTCGATGCCGTGCGCTCGCCGCTGTCGCGTGACCAGTTCAACCGGCTGTATTACACCGGGGACGGTGGCTTCAAGGTTGCCGACCGCCTGGGCACGCGCACCAACGGCGGCACGCCGTCAACGTCCTACAACGTCGGCGTGCCCCGGCCCAGCGTTCCACCTGCGCTGACCGTCTCCCAAGTCTCACTCAGCACCGCGGAAACGGACTTCACCTACCAGTTCCACTGGGAGTACGGCGGGGTCAAGTACCAGGAGCAGGCCGTCACCACGGCGTCGGCCTCGTTCGGCACGACCGTGACGTTGACCTTCGCCGCCCCCCCGGCTCGCGCCAGCACGACGCCGGAGCAGGCATTCCCGGTTTACCGGGCAACGGCCAAGAACAAGCAGTCCCTGGCCCAGGTGTTCGACGTCTACACCTCGAACTCGTCGCTGGCCGCCAAGGACATGCCCTACGCGGCCACCATCACCAGCGCCAACGACACCAACACCGTCACCATCGCACCGGCCGAGTCGGAAGCCACAAAGGAGACTCGGGCCTACGTCTACACCTACGTCAACATCTACGGGGAAGAGGGCCCGCCCAGCGACCCAGGCACCATCAACTGCAACCCATCGCAGATCGTGGGCGTCAGGGTGCAGCGCGATGCCACCGCGATCAACTACGCCCCGATCAAGGAAATCCGGGTCTACCGCACCCCCACCGGCTCGACCCTGGCGCAGTATTTCTACGCCGGGACTATCGGTGCGCTGTCAGGCCCGGGCGTCTTCAACTTCGCCGACAACGTGCTCGGCGAGCAGTTGAACGAGCCTCTGACGTCGCTGAACTTCTACCCCCCAGACTCCGGCCTGCAGGGGCTGATGAGCCTGCCCAATGGCATCCTGGCGGCCTGGAAGGACAACGAGCTTCACTTCAGCGAAGCCTACAAGCCGTGGGCGTGGCCGCCGAGCTACGTGAAGACGCTGCCCAACGCCATCGTCGGCGGGATTGTCTACGGTGCGGGCGCGCTCATCACCACCCGGTCGCATCCCTACTTCGTCTCCGGCGTCTCACCGGACTCCATGACCACTAGCAAGATCAACGTCGATCAGGCAGGCGTTTCCAAGAAGTCGATGGCCGTGGTGGACGGCGCGGTGATCTACGCCAGCAACGACGGGCTGGTTGTGGTCTCCGGTGGCTCCGCAAGCCTCGCGCAAGGCCAGCGGTTCTTCACCCGCGACGTGTGGCGGCAGCGGTACTCGGCCGGCCTGTCGTCGATGCACTTCAGTTCGTGGGACGGCCGGCTGGTGGCGTTCTCTTCAACCGGTGCGTTCAAGCCCTTCATGATCCGGCTGGACGAGGCCGATGGCACCATGACCGAGTTGCCGGCGTTCCAGGCCAAGTGCGCGTTCGTCAGCCAGTTGTCGGACCAGATGTACTACGGCCACAACAGCGGCATCTTCCAGTTCAACGGCGGGCAAGAGCAGCAGGCGGTGTGGATGTCGCGGGAGATGGCCATTGGCCGGCCGTGCAATTTCGGCATCGCCCAGGCGCTGGTGGATGGATCATGGACGCTGGAGTTCTGGTCTTGGGGCAAGACTGCGGGCACCGACGGCGCCTGGACAAAGCGCCACACCGAGACCCTGACCACCGGCCAGCGCACCTTCAGGCTGCCGTCCGGGTACGAGTCCGATCGGTACAAGGTCAAGATTTCCGGGCTCGGCAGCTTCCGTGAGTTGCGCGTGGCGCAGACTGCAAGGGAACTGGCGTCCGTATGATCGAGTCAGTGCTTGGTGCAGTTGCCAAGACGGCCATGCCCATCAACAAGGGCGTGCCGGGGGTGCCTCTGCACGCGCTGGACGCGATCTCAGACGAGAACACCCGGCAAGTGCTGCGGGCCATCGTGGACGGCTGGCATGTCCGCAACGGGTCGAGCGGCGGCGGCGACAACCGCTTTGTCACCTCGCAGGAACTGGATGCCATCGCCGGCCGCGTGGGGGGTCTTGCCATCCAGGTGCAGGAGACCAAGGCGCTGGCGTCTTCGTTTGAGCCGTTCGGACCTGGGAAGATCAACGAACTCATCAGCGACCTGCAGGCCCAGGTCTTCGAGTCGCGGCTGTTCAAGGCCCTGGAGCAGCGGGTCGATCTGATCGACAAGCCGGGGGGCATCTTCGAGCGCCTGGGGACAGCCGAGGTGGTGCTGGCTGACGAGACCACGCAGCGCATTGCAGGCGACACGGCGCTGTCTACATCCTTGAGCGCGCTGGGCACTCGCATTGGCAACGCTGAGACGGCCCTGGTCACCGAGACGACGCAGCGAGTCAACGCCGACAACGCCCTGCAGACCTCGATCACCACCCAGTTCTCGGCCGTCAACAACAGCCTGTCGCTGGTGCAGGGCGCGACCACAACAAACGCCAACAACGTCTCGGCCCTGACCACGACGCTCAATCAGGTGCAGGCCAGCGTCGGCAGCCTGTCCAGCGCCATTGCCGCTGAGGCCACGGCCCGCGCTGACGCCGACGGCACCCTGTTCGCCCAGTACACGCTGCGCGTGGATGTGGGCGGCCGGGTGTCGGGGTTCGGGCTGGCCTCAAGTCAGAACGTCTCTGACTTCATCGTCCGCGCAGACCGCTTCTCCATCGTGAGCCCCACCGGCAACAAGGCCGCGCTCATCATGACCAACAACACGATCAACGTGTTCGACGAGAACGGGAACCTGCGCGTCAAGATCGGGAAGCTGGCGTGAGCGACCTCTACGTCGATGTCGTCGGCAACGTGACAGGCTTGCCCCCCGGCGCGGGCAAGTTCGGCATGGCCATCGCAAAGTCCAACCGGCGCGTCACCTACTCAACGCTCGACGTCACCTGGAATCAGGTGGACTTCTTTGACGTACCGGCCGGGGGGTCGGCCTACCGCGACTACCCGGTTCTCGCAGGCCGCGAGGTACTGGCCGCGCAAATCATGATTGACGCGCCTCCGCTTGACCGGCGCGCACTGGCCCACACCATCGCCGTCAGCGGCACCACGGTGCAGGTCTACGGCGGTTCGGAGCGGGCCTACATCCTGGTGCTGATGCGATGAGTTGGGGCTTCACCTCAACCAACGCCAGCGGGCAGGTGCTGGTGTCCAGCGAAACGCGCAACCTGCACTTCGTCGGCAAGGCCACGCTCTCGCGCACGATCAATTCTTTTGACGGCTACGGCGGCCTGCGTCACTGGGGATACCAGATCGCGTGCAACGTCACCCCGGTGCCGTTCTTCACGATGCCAAGCGGGGACCGCTATGCGGTGGCTGCGGTGCGCAACATCGGCGGCAACCTGTGGGAGATCGAGATCATTCGCAGCGGCACCACGGCCGGCTATCCCGAGGTCTACGTGTTCTCCGACCCTCGTGGCGCGACTGTGAGCCCGGACACCAACTACGGGATGCAGGTCTTCCGCGACGACGGGACGCTGGCTTTCGACAGCCGCCGTCAGCCCCTAGTGGTCTCGGGCGGCGGTGTTGTCAGCCCGCCCAGCAACCCGACCAGCGTCACCCCATCACTGAGCGGGCGCTACTGCGGCAGCGATGCCAGCGACTCGATCTTTCCGAACCAGCAGAACAACTACGCCTTCAATGCCAACGCCGGCAAACCGATGTTCTTCTTCCCGTCGATTGCCCAGGCGCAGCGTGAGTATTCGTTTTCTGAAAAAGACCGTGAGTGCGCCGGCTTTAACGTCTATGGCATTTGCTTGGGCTTTGAGGACAGATACTTCTACGACAGCACCTACTGGGCGTTCTTTCGATCCGGCATCAGCTACATCACCGGCACGCTCAGTTGTGGGTGGACAACCATCCAGTTCGGGTGCAACTGGAAGTACCGCGAGAAGAGCAAGCTGCTGGGCATTGGCATCGGCAGCGGATCAGGGTCTGGCGGGGCGTGGCCCTACAGCAACGAGACGCTGAACCTAGCGCCGACTGCTGTCATCGTGGGGGATGCCTATGACTATGATTAAGCCGTTCGAGATCTTGTCCACACGACCGGAGCCCGAGGGTACTGGCGTCTTCTTCCGCGTGAGCAAACGCTATGTCTTTGACCGCATGGAGACGGTCAAGACGCTTGAGGGCTATCTGCTGGTTTCGCGTGGCAAGGACATCGACCAAGAGACGTTCGATCATCTGAAGATCGCGGGGTGGATTCAGTGAGCTACTACGAGCAGATGACGGCCGTCGGTGATGGCGATCGCTTTGCCTACCTCAACGGCACGCCGGAGTTCACTGAGGCCCTGGCCGCCCTGCAGGCGCAGTTCGGCGAACTCGATCCTACGGGCTGGTACTCGCTCACGACGCCGCAGTTCAACTCGGTCTTGGGCACCAGGGTGGTCTCTGCGGTCATGCGCTCCATGCCGGTGTACCTCGACTCCCTGGATCCGGTGGTGGCGGCCCTCAAGTTCTTCGTGGACAGGGGGCAGATCTACAACAAGGTCTACACCTTCGTGAATCCGAACGAGCAGCCGCTGCCTTACCCGGCAGGCGCCCTGCCGATTGCGGTGGGTTTTCTGGTGCGGGTCTTTGGCCAGCCTACGGGAGACGATCTGTCTCGGTATCGGTGCCTGTACTTCAGCCATCCCGATCACGCTGCCGTTGAAACCTGGGCGCGGCAATCGCTGCCACGAGGGTTGTACTCGACCTACTACGCGGCGACCTTCGACACCCAAGACGGCAACCGGATGCTGCGGATGAAGGTCTACCGTTACGACGAGCAGAACCAGTCATCCGACTGGGAGGTGGCCTGGACGCAAGTGGCCAAGAACCGCGGTGTCTTTGACGACTACCTGGGGCCAAATTGACCACGCGCCGGGAGAATGAGCCATGCTTGCCGCTTCCACGCCTACCGTCGTCATTCGTCAGGCCGAGCCGGATGACCTGCCGGCGCTGATGCGTATGGCAGAGCAGTTCCACGCCGCCTCGCCGTGCGCGCCCTACATCCCGTTCTGCCCCGCCTCGATGGCCGAGACCTTCCACCGGCTGGCGGTCAACGACGAATCGTGCCTGCGGGTGGGTGAGGTCAATGGCGAGGTGCTTGGCATGATCGCCGGGGTGGCCTCGCCGCACTACGTCAACGCCGCGCACACCACCACCCAGGAACTGTTCTGGTGGGTCGATCCGGCTGCGCGCCATACGCGCCTGGGCGTGAGGCTTCTGCAGGCGTTCGAGGACTGGGCGCGGGAAGTCGGGTCGCGCACGCTGTTCATGGCCAGCACGGCCACGCTGACACCCGACAAGTTGGCGCGGTTCTACCAGCGCAAAGGCTACGGCGCGGTGGACGTCAACTACGCCAAGAACCTGGAGAACTGACATGGCCATCAGCACTGCCGCCGCCATCATCGGCTCGGCCGTCATCGGCGGGGTTGCATCCAACAAGGCCAGCAAGCGGGCCGCTGCCGCCCAGCAAGGCGCCTCCGACGCGGCTGCTCAGCAGGCCGAGATTGCCCGCGACCAGTGGGAGACCTACAAGTCCACCTACCAGCCCCTGGAAAAGGAACTGGTGGCCGACGCGCAGGAGTTCGACTCGCCCGAGCGATACCGGGAAGCCGCGGGGCAGGCCGCTGCCGATGTAAGCAGCCAGTTCGGTCTGGCCCGCGAGCGCCTGACGCGCCAGCCTGGGTTCGACCCTTCGTCGGCCGCCGCGCAGTCGGGCATGGTGGGCCTGGATCTCGCCCAGGCGGCCAGCGGAGCTACCTCCCAGAACGCGGCACGACGCAACGTGCGCGACATGGCCTGGGCGCGCAAGGTCGATGCACTCGGCCTGGGCAAAGGCCTACCGGCCAGCGCCTCGTCGATGCTGTCCAGTTCGGCGAACACGATGGGCAACATCGCTTCCAACCAGTACAGCCTCGCCGACTCGCAGTCGCGCACGGCCGGTCGGGTGATGGACCGAGTTTTCTCCAACCCTGCAACGAGCAACTGGCTGGGCAACGTCGGCACCTCCATGAGGTACGGCACCGACATCGGATCACAGCAGACCAGAATGCTGCAAGAGCAAGAACTCGGCATGTGAGGAACGCACCATGAGCCTTGCCATGGGCCTGTCGGCCCTCGATGAATACTTCCGCGAAGGCGATCGCCGCGAACTGCGCGACCGCGACCGCAAGCGGTTCGGCTGGGAAAGCCAGCGTTCTGAGGCCGAGATGTCGGTGCTTGGCGACAAGACCGAGGCCGACCGCCTGGGCTATCAGGACCGGGCGGGGGAGTCTGGTGCGCGCATTGCCACCCGGCCGCAGCGCACGGCCAACGAGATCCAGCGTCTGGGCCAGGACGCCTACAGCCTGTCCCGCGCTAGGGCTCGTCAGCCGAAAACAGAAGACATCAATGATCTGAAGGTGGATTACGGCCTTGGCGATGCCAAGTTCAATCTGGCACAGCAGCCCACAATGCAGCAGACCACGGCCAACACCAACGAGGTCGGCCTGCAGAACTCGGCCAACGCCTTGCAAGACAACCCGGCTCGCCTGGAGACCGCGACCAACAACACCCTCCTTGGGCTGAACCAGTCGCGTGCCGATCTCTCCACACAACCGGCCAAGATCGCCACCCAGGCGGCGCAGGGCGTCCTCACTCAGGCCCAGGCTCAAGGCCAGTTGGTCTCGGGCCTGTACGACACCCTGCAGTCTGGCAACCCGGACATGGTGCGTAACTACATCCAGGGCTCGATCAACACCGGCTTGTTCCCGTCGCTCAAGGGCAAGACGGTTGCCGAGGTCGGCTCGATGAGGGATGCCAGCGGCCAGCCTGTGCTGGTGGCCAAGGGCGCAGACGGCGCGGTGCTGTTCCAGATGTCCATGGCCGAGATGCAGCGCGTGCGCGACTCGATGGCCAAGCCAGAGACGGTCAAGCTCAACGACGGAGACACCATCGTCCAGGTCAGGGGCGGCAAGGCCACGCCGCTCTACACGGCGCCGACTTCACCGGGCAAGGCAGCCGAGCGCATGGGACCGCTGGAGCGCGACGTGAGCTACCTCATGCGCGCCCACGGCATGAATCAGCAGCAGGCGCTGTCCCACCTCAACTCATCGAAGACGATGAGCCGCGAGCAGTTCGTGCTCAAGAGTGTGCAGGACACGATGGCCATGACCGGCAAGCGCCCCACGGACGCCGACCTTGCCGAGTTCGGAGCCATGTTCGACCGCGCCACCAAGGGCGGGCCGCGGGTGGCGCCGGCACCGGCCGCGCCTGGAGCGCCAGCACGCCCGACCATGGATCCCGCACTCAGCCGTCTCCTGGGCATCCCGCAGTAAGCCATGGCACTGAACCAGAACTTCTCGGACTTCTTCGCACCGCCCCCGGCCCCCGCGCCCAAGCGGCAGCCAGCCGCGCCCGCGCCGGCTCCGGCTCCGGCGCCCGTGCCCCAGGACACGTTCGCGGGCGTGCCGGCGTGGACCGACATCCAGGCCAAGCCCGAGTTCAAGGCGCTGCCCCCGGCCAAGCAGGCTGAGGCCAAGCAGGCGTACTTCGACTACTGGATCGCCCCGCGGGTGGGCCAGGACGCCGACGCGATCCGGCAGCAGTTCATCGGAGCGACCCCCGAGGCGCCGGCCGTGGACGAGCAGGCGGGGCAGGCGGCGTTCGGGATCTACCCCCAGGCCAAGAGCGCCAAGCCGGCCAAGCCGATCCTGGAGCAACCCGGTGCCGTGCCAGACCAGGAGTTCACCAGCCGGGTGCCCGCACGTCCCGAGGTGCGCCGCTCATTCGAGGCGGCCTGGAATGCGGCCACACCGGCCGAGCGCGCTCAGATGGAAGCCGCCCCAGGCTGGACCGGGCAGCTTGCACGCGAGCGGGCAGGGTTCGCCAAGGCCGCCGACGCGGGCATGGCGCAGGCCGGCTCCGAGATGCGCGCCACGCTGGAGGGCATGGATCCCCGAGCCGAGTTCCGCGCCGCCCGCCTGCGCGTTCAGGGCGAAGATCCGCGCTTCGCCGAGGCTGCGGGGCGCCAGGGCGCCCGTCGAGGGGTGATGCCGGGGCAGGAGATCAAGGCCCTGGACGGCACGGTGCAGGAGTCGAAGTTCGACTTCGAGACGGCCGACTTCTTCGACCCGAAGAACGACCCGAACGGGATGAACAACGCGCTGGTGCGCGGGGTGGCCAAGGGCGTTGCCGGGATCGGCAAGTCGTATGCCGGCCTGTTCCAGTTCCAGGCCGATCTGGTCGGGTTCGACAGCGCATCGCAGTCGGCGCGGCGCGGCGGCGAGTGGCTGCGCGGCCAGGAAGAGGCCATCGGCGAGCGCGGCGACTTCCTCACCCGCAACCTGGAAGGCGCGATCAGTTCGATCTCGCAGCAGTTGCCGCTTCTCATCGCAGGGGTCGGGGCCGCCTCCCAGGCCATCCCGCTGGCAGGCATCGCCCTGCAGTCGTTCGGCCAGGAGTACAGCGACGGCAGGGCCAAGGGACAGAACACCGGGCAAGCGGCCACCCGCGCCGCGATGTTCTCTGCCTTCGAGGTGATCGGCGAGAAGTTCGGCCTGGGCCAGCAGATGGACGCGCTGCGCGCCGCTGCACGCGGGATGCCCACCAGCGAGATCGCCAACCTGCTGTTCTCGGCGCTGAAGAAGGAGATCCCCGGCGAACTGGTGACGACCACCGGCCAGTTCTCGGTGGACAAGTTCGCTGGCAACGGCATCGGCCTGAACCCGAACGCGACCTTCAACGACTACATGAAGCAGGTCGCCGACACGATCGCGCAGACCGTCATGCAGTCGGGCCTCATGGGCGCGGGCACCACTGGCGTGTCGGCCGGCGTGCGCTTCCTGCGCGACAGCGATGTCAGCCAGGGCGTGGCCGAGGCCGACGCCGAGGCGGCCAAGCGCACCGCGCTGGATCGGTGGTCAGGGTTCATGGGCCGCAGCCAACCGGCCGCGACCACGCCGACCGCCGTCGATGGCCGCATCGAGCCCAGCCTAGACACTGGCGCCGCCCCGCCGACGGACCCCACCAACCCCCTGGTACAGACCGCCGACGAAATCGTGCGCGGGCTCGCCACCGACGCCGGGATCCCCGAGGCGACGGTGCTGCCCGGGGCGACTGCGCCCGCCGCGGCAATCACCCAGGGCGACCAGGACATTCTCGACTTCGCGGGCGCCCGCTTCCAGCAGTTGCGCCAGAAGCGCGACGGCACGGATGAGGAACCCGGCCCAGGGCTGTCGCCCAGCGAAGAGCAAGAACTGCAGGCACTCGTGCAGGCACGCGGCAATCCGGTCGCGTTGCGTGCGTTCTATGGCATCCCCGACCAAGGAGCAGAAGATGTACGGCAAACCCAAGAACCACTCGATGGGCCTGCATCAGGCGCGGCCCCCGGCCAAGGCGCCCAAGGGCAAGCAGCCCCCGGCGCAGTACCAGAACAACCAGGGCAACAGCCCAATGAAGATGGCCAAGCGCAAGGGCTAGACCAAGCGATCGACGGCCTGGGCGCCTTGTTCGGTGAGACCGAGGCCCAGCGCGAGGCTCGCCTGGAGCGCGAGGCGATCCAGGGCGAGAGCGACTTCCAGGCCCAGGCGCCCACCAACGACGACGACATCCCGCTTGATCTCGGCCCGCCCAAGACCGAGAAGGAAGCACGCCAGCGAAAGGAGCAGCAAGCCAATGAGCAAGCCGGTCAAGCCCAGCAAGCAGAAGCGCCGCGAGAAGAAACCCTACGAGCCCCCGCCGCACCGCAGGGTGCTGCCGCCCCAGGGGTAGGGGCTGCCCCCAGAAACATCTTCACCAATCCCACTCCAAGACCGGCCCCGGAGCCCGCGTCCTGGGACCGGATGTCGGCGCCTGCCGCCCCAGGGGTAGGGCCCAAGACCGAGCGCGAAGCCAAGCAGCAACGGCAAGAAGCCGCCCCGCCAGTTCAGCAACCCGCTCCCCCTGGTGCGACACCGGAGGCAGGGGCCGGGAGTACCCAGCCGACGCAGGTTGCGCCCACCCCGGCTCCGAATCCCCCCCAAGGGCAAGGAGAGGCGGCCACCCTGCCGCAAGATCTCTCCGGCGCCAAGCCACGGTACAACTACGGCGCCAAGACCTTTGAACTGAACTTCTCAAGCGACATCGACCGGGCCGCCTACATCACAGCCCAAAACAAGACATCTTCGCGCGACGCCGACTACGTGGCCTTTGTGTCGCGGCAAACCGGGATGACAGAGGACGAGGTTCGAGCACATGGCAGAGCCGTGCGCGACGCCATCAAGGCCGTGGCAAAGGACGCGGCCCCTGGCGCGCTGAACGTCCCCACGGTGGCGCGTGCGACCAAACCATCTCGGCTGCCAGCCCCACCGCCCCCGCCCCCACCACCGCCGCCCCAGGCTCCCAGCCTCGAAGGCGTCAAGGTCAAATTCGACGTCATGGTCGAAGATACGGGGCAGACGGCGTCTATGACGGTTGACGCTGCCACCCAGATGAAGGAATACGACGAGCGTGAATCGGTGTTGCGCGAGTTGATTGCTTGCCTGCAAAAGTGAGCCTGCCTCAATGAAGTCGGTCAAGTCGATCCAGGATCTCAAGAAGATGGCCCTGCGGCACGGGGCCACCGTCGAGATCGGCGCCGAGCGATTCAACACGGCCGGGGTGCGCGCCCAGGTGGTGCCCAAGCCCGCGCCCAAGCCCGCGCCCGCACCGCCACCGACGCCAGCCGTGGCGGCCATCGACATGGCGCCGATGGCGCTTGCACAGGAGAAGCTGGGAGCCATGCTGGCGCACGCGATCGCATCGCTTCCGCAGCCTCACGTCCCCGTTCGTGAGTGGCTGTTCACCGTCGAGCGGGACAAGGACGGTCTACTGACCAACATTCGCGCAACTGCGCAAAGCTGAAACCATCGACACGGGACCAAGCAATGCCAAAGAACACCCAACTGACCAACGCCACCGTCAACGGTCAAGCCGACGACCTCGCGACGCGGCTGAACAACGGCTACCTGCGCATCTATGACGGCACCCAGCCCGCCAACGCAGACACCGCCGTCAGCACGCAGACACTGCTGGCCGAGTTGCGCTTCAACACCACGGCGGCGCCTGCGGCGGTCAACGGCGTGCTGACATTCAACGCGCTCACGGCCGACAGCAGCGCCAACGCCAGCGGCACCGCGTCCTGGTTCCGCGCCCTGTCGTCCAACGGCTCCACGGCGGTCATGGATGGCACCGTGGGCGAAACCGCCGACACGCCCAACCTCGTGCTCAACAGCAAGGCGATCTCGGCCGGCGCCAGCGTGTCAGTGTCGTCCTTCACCCACACCGTTCAGAAGGCCACCAGCGGCCTGTAAAGGAGTCACCCCATGTCGATGTCCAACGCCACCGAAAACGCTGCGCTCAAGATGTTCTTGCAGGGCACGGACCCTTCCTACCGGGCCGGCTCCACGCAGTACCTCGCGGCCTTCACCGCCGATCCGGGCGAGTCCGCATCCCTCGCCAACGAGGCCACCTACACCGGCTATGGCCGACTGGCCATCACCAAGTCCAGCGCCTGGACCGACAACGGCTCGACGTTCAACAACGGCGTGCTGATGCAACTGCCGGTCTGCACGGGCGGCACCAGTGCGCTGACGCACTTTGCCATCGTGGACACCGCCAGCGGCGCGGTCAACATGATGATCTCGGGCGCCTTGGGCGGCACGCTCAACGTGTCCACCGGCATCCAGCCGCAGTTCGCCCCCGGCGATCTGTCGGTGACGGCTGACTGATGATCTACCGCTGCGCCCACTGCCGGGAACTGCTGACGCTGACCGACACCGAGTTGTCGGCCTGCTCGGAGCATCCTGACGGGGGCGTGGAGTGGTCACCCGACGAGGTGGAATGGATACCGCTGGAGAACCCTGATGCCGTTTAGGTCCGTTGCCGAGGTGGCAGATGCCGTCGAGCAAGGGCGGCATCACATCCAGCATTTCATCCGCACCAGCATCAACGGCGGCTTCGGCACCAATCCGTTTTCGGATGCCAGCGTCGGCACCGGCCTGCCGTCCTACAACGCCTACCTGGGCGCGGCGCTGGAGGCTACGCAACTCATCGGCCAGCGAAACAACAGCATCTATGTCGGCCCTGCGGGCGTGTCTGAGCGGTATCTGCTCAGCATGTCGATGACGCATGCTGGCACGGCTGGCTTTCTGGCGTCGGTGTACTTCCTTGACTACCTGCTGTTCTACAGCTACATCGACTTGGACAGCACCGACCAGCAAGACTTGACCAACGATGTGACGCTGCCCCGCTATGCCGACGGCGAAGGCGTGCGGATGATGATGCTGATGCAGACGCCTGGTGCCGGCACAGCTACAAACATCACCATCAACTACACCAACCAAGCCGGCGTTGCCAAGACCCTGACGACAGCGTATCGGTCATCTGGCGCTATTGGTGTCGTTGGGCCCAACATGGTCAACAACTCCGGAGGCTCTGCAGGGCCGTTCTTCCCGCTGGCTGATGGTGACCGAGGCGTGCGGTCTGTGCAGTCCGTCCAGCTTGCGTCCGGTGTGGGCGGCTTCGCTGCGATGGTGCTGGTCAAGCCGCTGTTTACGATGTCGGCCAACGAGTTCCCATCCACGGTGGAAAAGAACTTTCTCCGCGAGCAGGCCGCGCTGCCGCGCATCCTCGACGGCGCGTTCCTCAACTACATCTTCAACTTGTCCACCAACACAAGCGCCGTGGTGCCGCTGGTTGGGCAGGCGCAATTCATCTGGACACCGTAAGGAATCAGCATGCCATTCTCATCCATGGACGATCTGGTCAACGAGATCACAAGCGGCAAGTTCAACCGCGCCGACTGGAACAAACTCACGGGCGCTGCAGCCTACACGGCGGGACGGTGGTATGACTTCAGCGGTTTGGCCGGCACGCCTGTGGCCAACGCCTGGGCCGGAACTGCGCTGGCGTGGCGCACTTGCGATGAGGCCAC